TACAGACCTTGAACACTAACCACGATCCGGTTCAGTTCTTCAATGTAGACCCAGAGTACCCGCAAGTACCTCAGCAGCAAGGTGGCGCACAGATCAACCCAGCGCTACGCACAATGTCAGAGGCTATGCGAGGCATGATTACTTACGCCTCTGGGATGTTCTCTAGCAACATGGGTGACAATCCACAGAACCAATCTGGCGTGGCAATCAACGCACTTCAGAACAAAGGTGACAACTCCACGATCAAATACTTCAAAGCGCTGGAGTACGGCATTCGTGCCACTGGCCGCATCTTGGTAGCCGCTATCCCAGAGATCTACGACTCAGCGCGTACTGTAAGGCTGCTGAAGGAAGATAACACCTATGACGTTGCTGACATCAACCAGAAGGTCATAGACCAGCAGACAGGCGATGTGGTGGTCATGAACGATCTGTCGGTAGGCAACTATGACGTACAGGTCAAGGCTGGTGCGAGCTTCAAGAACCGCCAACAGGAGACCATTGAGACAATCATTGAGATTGCCAAGGTTGATCCAAGCATCCTCCAGATCGCTGGTGATGTTTTGTTAGACAACGTAGCCACTTCCTCAGCTCAGCAAATCTCTGACCGCAAACGCGCACAGATGATTGCCGCTGGCCTGATACCTCAAGACCAGATGACCGAAGAAGAGTTAATGGAGGCGCAGCAACAGCAAGGTGAGCCACAGCAAGATCCGAACATGGTCTTGGCGCAGGCTGAGCAGATGAAGGCTCAGGCCGAAATGTTGCGAGCGCAGATAGAGCAGGCCAAGCTACAGAATGAGCAGATGAAGCTACAGCTAGAAGCTCAGAAGCTCCAAACGCAGATGCAAGGCGATCAAGCTGACAACCAGATTGACTTCTTCAATGCCGAAACTAAGCGCATGGAGACACAGATCAAGGCTCAGCAGGCAGGTGCTACGATTGACAGGACAAGCGCTCAGGCAGTAGGTGAGCAGCTAGACAACCAAGAGAAGATGGCTGACATGATGGAAAGGCAGCGAGCAGAGACTCAGCGTATGCGCGAGGAAGCTCAACGCAAGGCTATGAGGTATATGTCCGACTCTGAGATAGCGAGAATGGCTGATGGCATCTGATTCAGAAATAGCAAGAGAGGAGCAACAATTTAGGTTAAATCGCAGAAGGCAAGCTACGTCTGCGCTTAACAATATTGCTCAGTTTAACTCAGCAGTTGTTGACGGAACGCTAGGACTTGCTGACCTTGGCGCTCAAGGAGTAGCTGGCATCTCTAACATGATTACAGGCCGCAATGACCGTCCTGTCATGCTAGGTCAGCGAACTAAGTCTGCGCTTAACGTAGAGTCCGATCCAAATTCAATAGGCTATGTAGCTGGAGCTGTAGCTCCCGCCGTTGTCGCTGGCACAGCAACAGTTGCTGGAAAAAGCGTGTCTGCTATTAATAACTTTTTTGGTAGAACTTTATCTGAGCTTAGCGCCTACTTCGGCGGCGAGGCTGGCGCTCAGTTAGGCCGTGAGTATGGTGGTGATTACGGAGAACTGGCAGGTGGCTTAGTAGGCGGCATGGCTGCTCCTAATGCGCCCAGATCTGACATATTTGCTGGCCCATCCTCAAGGACTGCTGACCAAGAGGCGCTGTTCAAAGCAAATCAAATGGAGAGACAAGGCGCTTCTCCTGAAGAAATTAAGCAAGCCACAGGATTCCAAAAGAACCTTGATGGCGAGTATATGTACTGGCTACCGACCAATGAAAGCAATTTCAATTATGAAGCTGCTAGAGGTCTTGCTGGGGAAACACAACCAGAAGAGCTTTGGTTTAATCCTCAAGCTAGAGCAGAGCCTGCAATGGTAAAGCTCGAAGATATATATGATGATCCAAATGTTTACGCAGCTTACCCAGATTTAAGAAATGTTAATGTAGCTCTAAGAAACTCAGAAAGCGAATATGCTGGGAGAGCATCATACGATAGAGCAAATGATGAAATTATGCTCAATATGGGAGCAGTCGCTATGCTTCCTGAAGATGCTGCTACATATGCTCGATTTAACCCAGATATGGAAAATATGCTTGGAGCTGATTCAAGTTTAATACACGAAGTTCAACACGCAATTTCAAACAGAGAAGGAAGGTCAAGAGGAGGAAGTCCAGAAGGAGCAAGGAGTAGTTTAAAAACGGCAAGAATTACGGAGCAAATACCTTACCGTGAAGACGCTACTTTTAATCTTTACGCAAAAATGGATTTGAATAGCATAAACAAAATTAATGAAATGAGAGGCTTTGAAAGGTTCGCTAACAATGCAAGCGCTGACGAAATAGATGCCAGTGAATTCTTTCAACTTAACTCAAGAGGTATTGAAGCAAGACTTCCTAAACCAGAGCTGGAAGATTTTGATGGAGATATTGAATCGTTTCAAATAGAAAGCTCCGAATGGGCAAGGAATGCTAGAGATTATGCTGTGGAACAATATATTAAAAAAAATAATATTTACGCACAATTCCGTGACTTAGTTAATGCAAGTGATGAGGAAATAGCTGCGGTTACAGCCAAGAACGTAGATGAGCTGAACAGAACTAATGATGCTGCTCGGATTAGCAAAGAAATAGAAGATAAATATGAAAGATTGAGTGAGGAATACAATCCGAATCAGTTATATATGCTTATGAATGATGAATATCTAGCTAGAACTACTCAAAGATTTAGAGACGATACTCGTTCAAGCAGGGACTTTCCTTTATATCGAGATATTGAAGGAGCAGACGTAAATACTGATGATTTGTGGAACAATCCAGATCTGAAGTAAATAAAGTTTATGGAAGCGTAATAGTGGTTCAATTCCACAGGCGATAATCTATAGGAGCCTTGCTAGGTAGCCGCTTCCGCCATATTTTAAGAAAAGTATTGCTTTTTACCAAATTGTGGTATATTTGACCACTAGCGCACTCCACGCTTTCATGGAGGCACGGAACGTCACCGTTTATTTGACGGCATTACAGTAGGTATAAGATGCAACCAGACGATATGGTCGATGAGACTCAAGATATTGAGTTTGAAGACATAGAGGATGTAGATCAGGAAACTGATTCCGATTCATCAGCGGATACTGACGAAGGTCAGGAGAAATCTACTAGACCTGTTTTTAACGAAGAACAGCAGAAGGCTTTTGACAAGGCTATGGCTGAGAAGACTTGGAAGGCGCGAGAAGCAGAGCGTCAGGCCGAGGACTATCGCAAGCGCCTAGAAGAGCTAGAAGCTAAGATTCCCAAAGAACAGCCGCCCGAAGTGCCGAAAGTGCCTGACTTCTATAGTCTCTCTGATAGAGAGATACAGGAGCAGCTCCGACAGCGTGATGAGGCGATTGCCAAACGAGCTGAGTTTGATGCGCGTCAGCAGGCTATGCAAAGCCAGCAGATTGATTTGCAGAGACAACAGCAAGCATCGGCAGTGCAAGCGCAGAATGAGAAGATTGCGAGTTACGCAGAGAAAGCTAAGAAGCTCGGCGTTCAAAGCGAGGATCTCCAGAGCGCAGCTAACAAGATAGGTCAGTTTGGAATTAATCCAATGCTGGCTAATCATCTGATTGATTTGGATGATGGAAGTCTTGGGACGTTGTACCTTGGTGAGAATCTATTGGAACTGGACAAATTAGCCAATATGCCTGCAAATCAGGCGCTGTTGTACTTAGATCAGATCGTTATGCCTAAAGCTCGAAAACTTAAACCTAGTGTTAATGCCGCTCCTGATCCACTAGACACGCCGAAAGGCGCTGGGAGAAGTCCCAAGGCTGGTGGTCCGAAAGGAGCTACTTTTGAATGAATAAGGTGATCCAATCATGGCTAACAATCTTAATAGTAACGTCACACGGAAAGTTGCTCGTGTATTCCTAGATGCGTTTGAAGCGTCTCGTGTAGTAACAAAGACTGTCAACACTCAGTTGTTGTCAGGCAAGTTCAATCCTTCTAGTGGTTCAAATGTAGACTTTAAGCGTCCGCATGACTACAACACAATCCGCACTTCTGGCGGTGACATCAGCGGTTCTGATAAGTCAGACATCATTGCTGGTAAAGCAACTGGTACAGTTCAAAACTACTTCACAGCAGCCACTGAGTGGGGCAACGTGGAAGAGGCTCTTGAGCTAGACCAACTAGATCAAATCCTTGAGCCTATGGCTCGCCGCATCGTAACTGACCTTGAGTTAGACCTTGGCGCGTTCATGCGTAAGAACGCCTCGTTGAGCTACG